TGGCGCGGTTAATTTGACGCTGGCACAATTGACAGGTCGCACACGTCACGTCATCGCGATACGTCGCCGGGCATTGCACAACCGTGCGCCCTGCCGGCGTCGTGGTTTTGCGCGCGTCAAAATCATGTGGCAGCACGGTCACAACCGGCGCGATGCCAAGTGCCGCCAATTTGTCCGCGTGTTCCAAGTGGTTAGCCGACAAATTCACGGTAAACCCTTGCGCGTTGGCGGTAGCAATGGCGGCGCGGTTGGCTTTGTTTTCCAGAACGTCATAGTGCGTATATGTAAAGCCGCGCCGGCCTTTGTTGGCGCCGACAATGGCCAGCAAGCCGCCGCGATCCACGGTTTCACCGTCACCGGGCAAATCACCGGCTTGGTTGTGGCGCCAGAATGTTCCAGCCGGTAGTGCGGCGATCCGCGCAACAAAGTCGGATAATTTGCCGCCACGTTCCCCGCGCGTTACTTCGTCCCAACGGCCCTTGAGCGGATATCCCTCCGCGTAACAACCGTTATTCTTTAGCGGGCACGTCGCCGGGCACGTCTCCGCGCTTGTCGTCGAAACCGGAATAGCCCCAGTCTTAGCGTTGCCGCTCTTGAGTGTAAGTGAAATATACATGTTGTGATCCCTTTCCTGATTACGCCATTGCGGCGGGCGGCTTAACGAGCGAGCGCTCGATATTCGTGGGTCACACAAAAAGAAAAACAGAAACGGCCGATTTTTAAAAAACGGATGCCGCCGATTTTAGCCGTAGATATGTTAAACATGATCTATCCCTTTCCTACCGCGCGAATTTACATCATCAGGAGCGGCAAGCATGGCAGGACCACCACCCAAACACATCCGAAGAAAATAAGCGCGATTTGAAGATTAGTAAGTTCGTTTTCCATGGCTTCATCCTTTCCTGATCTGCGCCGTTGTGGCGTCTGATGCATTACATAATGCATTGCGGCCGGCGCTGTCAACAATTATTTTATCGGCTCGATATCAATCCGATATCAGGGCGATATCAGGGGACGCGGGCATGGCGGAAAATGTGCCGGCAATCAAGCGGCAATGGTCTGTTTTACCGGTGCGGGCTCTTTTAGACAGAAAGCTAACGCAATCCGAATTTCGGGTGCTGGCCGCAATGTGCGTTTATACCAATAGCTATGGCGTTTGCTGGCCAGGAACGCAAACCATCGGCGCCATATTGGGCATGGATCAGGGCAATGTGTCGAGGGCGATCCAAAAGCTTGTGAGGCGTGGTTATGTGCGGCGCTTAACGGCAAAGGATTATCAGCTCGAGTATGCCAAATTTGGGAAAATCAATCGATATCAGGTGCTATATCAACCGGACGCGGCGCTGCCGTCCTGGGAAGAGGTACAAAGCTCGATTGTGCTGGCGCCCGTCGCCGAGGATGGTGGCGCACATATTAATGATGTGGGGTCCGGGGATGGAAGCGCTTTGGCGTCTCTTTCTAACACTCTTGTGCACGCCTACTGCCGGGCCGTGCAAATGCGCACCGGCCAGGTCCGCCGCACCGATAACGAGATAAACCATGCTCGAAAACTGGCCGAACGTGGCGCGACGGCAGAACAGGTGCAGGCCGCAACCGTGGCGGCGTGCGATATGGCGCTGGCGCGCCGAGCTGGGGTGCCAAGCCTGGCCGACGTGGCCCGGCTCATATGACGTACATATCGACATACGTTCATTTGAACGTGTACGCCCGGCCGATCCCGGCGAAATATGGATCGCGCGCGCGCGCGCGCGCGCGCGCGACGACCCGGCCTGCCCCCTCCCCCGCCCCTGTCGTTGTTGATGGGGGTGCCTCTCAAAATTTTCCCATTTTTTCCATTTTTTCCCACGCTGCCAGCCGCTTCCAGCACTGGCAGCGCATTGGCAGCGCAACTCTCCCACCCGCTGCCAGCGCTGCCAGTCCGCTGCCAATTGGATATGCAGCAAAATCAAGGGGTTACACATACGATTGGCAGCGCTGGCAGCGCATTGGCAGCCGAAAGGCACAAATCGGAGCGTCCGCTGCCAGCGCTGCCCCCCTCTTAGAGGGGGCAGCGGCAGCGGCAGCGAAGCGCCCAAGGAGGGGAAATGGCAGCTAAAATTAAGAAGCCTCTAAGGGGAATAACTCGTGAATTTTTTACCCCATCTGATTTGAGTCTAAAAAAGATCGAGGCGTCTATTGTGGAGCTTGACGCCCTTGTGTCGGACTACGAACGCCGATGGGGGATAGACCGCTTACCCTATCTTGTGTCGCAAGACACATACTTGAAATATATCACGCAGGAGGAGCGCCTGGATGCGGCGATCCGCGCTGGTGACGCTGACGCCGTTAGGAAGCAGGCCTCTACCATGATGCGCGCTTTTGCGGCGCTAGAGAGTGAGGCTTTGGAGCGCGGCCATAAGGAGCTAACGGCCAAGTGGTTCGAGTGTCAGGCGGAGGATGGCCGTGTGGTCATTGTGGCGCCAGACTTCCCCACCGCTCATTTGGCTGCGAAGGAGCGCCCTGACTGTGTTATTTTTGCCATGCCGGAGGTGGCCGCGCTTTTGTGCCGCGATGACCTTTCCGGCATGGTTGGGAAGGTCAAGGAGGCGTTCCCTGGCGCCATGATTAAGAACATTGGCCCGAAACCGCTTTCTGAAGAACTTAACGATGAAATACCATTTTAAGGAGTATAGGAGTAAAAATGACTGTTGAGCGGATTAATGAGGACGCAACGGTGACATCTCGTTACCAATTGTTACAGCGGGCCGCCGATACTGTTGCCGCGCGCGGAAAGAACTATGGCACTCCGGCCAGTAATTTTGAGCGCATTGCTGTTTTGTGGACGGGCATTCTGGGTGTGGAGGTATCGTCTACGGATGTGGCGCTAATGATGGTGGCGCTGAAGCTGGCGCGCCTGTGTGAGGATGACGGGCATTTGGACTCTTGGATTGATATAGCCGGCTACGCGGCTTGTGGCTTTGAGGTTGTTAATGACCGAGAAGGTTAACAATACATTAACGGTTCGGCAGGCTCGCGCTGCTTTGGCCTCGCAGAATGAGGACCGGCGCGAGGCGGTTGTGCAGGAGTTGGAGGCGATAGCCTCTGGCGAGATTACCGATATTTTGAGTTGGGATGATTTAGGGCGTGTTCAGTTGCGCGCGTCTGACCAGTTGTCTGACCGTGCGCGGCGCTCGATCAAGAAGGTTAAGGTCACGCCCAGCGAGCATGGCAATAATATTGAGGTTGAGATGCACGACAAGCTGAGTGCGTTGAGGCTTCTGGCCAAGCACCGTGGCTTGCTTGAGCCGAATGGGGATGAGCGCCGTCCCAGCATGATTGGGATTAATGTGACGGGGCCGAAGACGACGACTTATGAGGTGAAGGATATTGTTGATGGCGAGGAGTAATCGCGCTACGGATCGCTCGCCTCGCCGCCGCAGAAGCGGCGGGAATGAGGCGTTGACTGGGTTGAACCTTGATTTCAGCGAAAGCCCTACCGTTTGGAAGTTTCTGAACGACGACAGTTTTGTGCGCGGGCTGATGGGGCCGGTTGGTTCTGGGAAGACGTATGCCAGCTTGGCGGAAGTGATGTTGCGCGCCGTGAAGCAACCGCCATCGCCGGAGAACAATATACGCTACACCCGGTTCGCTGTTATCCGTAACAGTTATCCTGAGTTGCGGACGACGACGATCAAGACGTGGCAGGAGATTTTCCCTGAGTCGGTCTGGGGTGACATGCGTTGGTCGCCGCCGATCACGCATCATATCAAGTTGCCACCACGCGATGGTGTTCCGGGGCTTGATTGCGAGGTGATTTTCCTTGCGCTGGACCAGCCGCGCGATGTGCGTAAGTTACTTTCGTTGGAGTTGACGGGTGGTTTTATTGATGAGGCGCGGGAACTGCCGAAGGCGGTTGTGGATGGGTTGACCTCGCGTGTTGGCCGGTATCCGACGAAAAAGCATGGCGGTTGTCCGTGGCGTGGCGTTTGGATGTCCACCAACCCAATGGATTCGGACCATTGGTGGTGCAATCTGGCTGAGAAGAACCCGGTTCGGGGGCGTTATCCCTGGAGGTTTTACAAGCAGCCCGGCGGCGTCAAGGAGGCGACCAAGGAGCATGAGGAAGCGATCTTCGCCGCTGGTCACTATTGGATTATGAACCCGCGCGCCGAGAACGTGAATAACTTGCCGGTTGGTTATTATGAGCAGCAATTGGCTGGCAAGACGCTGGACTGGATTCAGTGTTACGCGGGCGCGCAGTATGTGTATGTGCAGGACGGCAAGCCGGTCTGGCCAGAATATACGGATAGTTTGATGGCGGCGGATGTCGAGTATGAACCGGGCTATCCATTGCATATCGGGTTGGACTTTGGTTTGACGCCGGCTGCGGTGTTCGGCCAGAAGATGCCGAATGGCCGCTGGCATGTGATCCATGAGCTTGTTGCGTTTGATATGGGGCTTGAGCGTTTCGCGCATCACTTGATATCGGACGTGCAATCCAAGTTTCCAAAGTCTGAGCTTTTCCTTTGGGGCGACCCGGCGGGCGGCAAGCGCGATGAAATTTTTGAAGTTACTTCTTTTGACCATTTGCGGACGCTTGGGCTACGGGCGCAGCCGACGGCGACAAACGATTTCAAGGTGCGCCGTGAGGCTGGCGCCATGCCGATGAATAGGTTGATTGATGGTCGGCCTGGGTTGCTTGTGTCGAAGGATTGCAACCGCGTCCGTAAGTCTCTGGCTGGTGGATATCACTTCAAGCGTGTCGCCATGGGTGGTGGCCAGGAGAGGTTTAGGGATATGCCTAACAAGAATGAGCATTCGCACGTTGGCGATGCTTATGGGTATTTGATGCTTGGCGGCGGCGAGCATCGAACACTGACGCGCAATCCGAATGGGCGTCCCATGTTTAAGCAGCACACCGCCGCTGCCGACTTTGATGTTTTTGGTTAGAGGAGATTGAGATGCGTCCCACATTGTTAAGGCTGCGGGAATCGACGTTTGATATGTTGCGGGCCGAGTTGCGAACCTCGGCGCATCGTTCACTGGCGTCTTTGGCTGACGAGATTTTGGAGGATGAATTGCGCCGCCGTGGACACCGGACGGAAGCTGATGTTGATCGCATGATTACGGCGGCTCGGGAGATTTCATAATGCGCCCAGGCGGTGGGCGCGCCAAGGGTGCGTCATTCGAGCGCGAGGTTGCCGGGCTTTTGTTTGATGAGCTTGGCATAAAATTCAAGCGTGACATTGAGCAGTATCGCCAATCTGGGTTGGGCGATCTGATCCCGTGTGACGGAGGTTTCCCGTTTTCGATTGAGTGCAAGCGATACGCTGATGGATATTTGGCGCGTGATGATTGGTGGGAGCAGGCTTGTGTCGCGGCGAGGGCGGCGGGGCTGTTGCCGAGTTTGATTTATAAATTTGATAGGCGTCCGATTGTTTGTCGCATCCCGGTGCAGGCGTTTGTGGCATTGGGCGGCGGAGATAGCAAGTATGAGTGGAGCGAGGCTGCGGATGTGACGTTCGCTGTCTATTGCATGGTTTCGCGGGAGTTGATGGCTCTCGCAGCAGAATCGGCATAGTGCCGATAAAAGCTGACGCATGGTGCGTTGGCGCAATGAAGGAGTGAATGAAAATGTCGTTAGGGCTAAATACGGAGACTAAGAATAAGGGTGATATTCTTTCGATCATCAAGTTTGATGCTAAGGCTGGAGAGTTCTTGGTTGAAAATCGTTCACCCAATGGGGATGGCACATGGAGCCGTGATTACAATGAGTTGAAGTTGCCAATCAAACTGGTCATGGATTTGGGCGATATTGATGTTGGCTGGTTGTCTTTTGCCAGCGGCGCCCCTGATTTCCAAATGGTTAAGGTTGGCGACAAGGTGCCAGCACAGCCATCCCCGGAGCATAAGCAAGCATTCCGGCTTAGGGTTTTTAATAAGTCTCTTGGGTTGCGTGAGTTTTCTCATAGCGCCAAGACTGTGATGCGCGCCATGGATGATCTGCACAATCAATTTGAAGCGGAGCGTGGGGCCAACATGGGCAAGATACCTGTTGTTGAAATTCCCGAATGCACGACTGTGCGGGTTCAAACGCCGCAGGGGGAATTGAGGTTCAAGGCGCCAGCTTGGAAGATTGTGTCTTGGATTGATGCGCCTGATGTGTTTACGGCCAAGAAAGAAGTTGCGGCTGAAGCTCCTGCCGCTGAAGAAGACGATTTGTTCTAGGCCGGGCATTCCGTGGGGCGTCCTTGCGGGCGTCCCACGGATTTTTTAGGGATCAGGGTATGACAAAAAATATTGGCGCGTATATCGAGGAGATATCCACTTCGTATTGGGGCGCACCGACTGCAAGGCGGGGACGAGAGTTAAGGTGGGGGAATCATGGTTCAAAGTCTGTCGATCTGCAAAAAGGCACTTGGTTTGACCACGAGGCAAAAGAGGGCGGCGGAGTTGTTGATTTGGTACGCCGTGAGGAAGGCGCAACAATCGGCAACAACATTGCCAGCATCTTGCAGCGCAAGTTTGGCATTGATATGCAAGTGCAGGAAAGGCTGGCGCCTCGTAATTATCTATCAAAGATTTTTGACTATTTTGATGAAGATGGCGTTTTGCGTTATCAGGTGCAGCGATTTGAGCCGAAGACTTTTCGGCAGCGCAGGCCGGATGATAAGGGCGGTTGGATCAATAATATGGAAGGCGTGGAGGCGTTACCGTATGCGCTGCCATCGCTCCTCGCTAATAAAAATCGTGCGATCTACATCGTTGAAGGAGAAAAATGCGCCGACAGATTGATCCGTGAGGGCAAGCTGGCAACGACAAATCATGGCGGCGCTAACAACTGGAAACCAGAGATTAACAAATGGTTTAAAGATCGCTTGGTTGTCGTTATCCCAGACAACGATGAGGCTGGCCAAAGACACGCTGACAGAGTGTGTCACAATTTGGTTGGAATTGCGGCAGAAATAAGGCGCATTGATTTGCCCGGCTTGAAGGAAAAGGGCGACATCGTTGATTGGCTGGACAGCGGGAATAGCGTCCAAGACTTGCGAAAACTGGCGGATGCCGCTGCCCCATTAGAAGCCGTTGATGAGCCGGACGAGGTTGAGCCAGAGGTTTCGGCAGATGTTTTTGAAACCTATTCCATCATGCAAATTCGCAGCCTGCCGCCGGTCGAGTGGACGATTGATGGCGTTATACCGCAAAACAGTTTTTCTGTGATGTATGGAGAACCGGGTGCGGGCAAGTCTTTCCTGGCGCTGGATATGGCCCTGTCTGTTGCACATAACCAATCGTGGCATGGTCGAGCGGTTTGGGGTGGCGCTGTGCTTTACATTGCTGGTGAGGGCGTTGGTGGCCTGGGCAAACGTATCAAGGCTTGGCAGGCATATTATGGCGTTCTGTGTGATGCGCCGTTATTTGTTTTGCCCACCGCTGTTCGCATGCGCGAAGACGATGAGGTGGAAAAGTTGATGCGGACGATTGATGGCCTTGGCGTCGATTTCTCATGCGTCTTTATTGACACTGTTGCCCGCGCGCTTTTAGGCGGTGATGAGAACTCTGCAACAGACATGGGGATGTTTGTGAACGCCTGTGACGCGGTCAAGAACCATACGAAAGCTGCCGTTGTCGGCATCCATCACTCAGGCAAGGATGTTGCGCGCGGTATGCGTGGATCAACTGCCCTACTGGGTGCGGTGGATGCGTCTGTTCGGGTATCGCGTTCCGATAATGCGCTGTCTATGAAGATGGAAAAACAAAAAGATGCGGAGCCAATTGAGGACTTGGTGTTTGATATGCAAAAAATCCAAATCATAGGCGATTCTTCCATAGTTCTGGAAAAGTCGGAGAGTGCGGTGCAATTCCGCCCCAAGCTGTCGAGCGCCCAGCGGATCGCCCTGGAGGCTCTACGCCAAGCCGTAATCGACGAGGGCAAGCAATCTGTGACTATCAAGCAGTTCCATGATGCACACGCTAGGCTGGCGCCGGATGATTCCGCATCAAGATCGAAGGCGCGTGGCCGGCTGCAAGAGATGGGTGTTATTGGCATCTCTGGTGGCATGGTGACGGAAATACGAGAAAAAACCCCCGACACCTGACGGTGCCGGGGGGGGAGAGTTTTCTCAGGGAGGGATGTCACAGGGGAAGAAAACATGGACCAATGACATGGATTATATAGCGCATGATTGAGCTAGAATCAATAGTAACAAATCAAGATGTGTCATTTATCCCATTTCACTGGGCGCACCCTCATGCAATGCGTTTGCGCGAGTGGGATGCGGCGTTATTTACGGAAATCCCAAACTTTAACGAATACTTAAAGCTGTACGCCCAAAACGGCTACGGCGTTACGGCGCTAGTGCGCGGCACGATAACGTGTTGCTTCGGCGTGAATATGCTTTGGCCTGGAGTTGCGGAGGCGTGGCTTATAACGGGCTATCAGGTTGATAGCAATCCGATATCACTAAGCCGTGGTGCGATGCGGTATTTCGACTATATAGCTATCAAACTGATATTACACCGATTACAAATCACGGTTGACACACGCAATGAGGTTGCATTGAGGTGGGCAAATTTGTTAAAGTTCAAGCGCGAAGGGGTGCTTGAAAAGTATGGCCCTGCTAAATCTGATTTTGTAATGATGTCGAGGATTTTTTAATGGGTGGTCTTTTTGGCGCGAAAGCGCCCGCGCCTCCGGCGCCCGATCCCGCAATCGCTGCCGCTCAGGCGCGGCAGGAGGCTCGTCTTGCGGAGGAGGAGCGCAGCAAGAAGGCGCAAATTGCGGCCCGCCAGCGGGCGCGTCAAACCGGCGGCATGCGTATGCTGCTTTCTGAAACTCGTCCAGATGCTCAGACCGGCATCCAGACTACATTGGGAGTAGGTTAAATGGGTGGTGTTTTTGGCGGCGGCGGATCAACCCCAGCACCTCCTCCTCCTCCGCCGGAACCGGAACCCGTTTCGACTGCGGCGACCGAGGAGCAAAAGCGGGCGGCTGCCAAACGCCGTGCGCGCGGCATCCAGCAGCGTTCTCTGTTGAGTGGCGCCAGGGGCGGGACCGCAGATACCGGCGAGCAAACCACGCTTGGAGTTGGGTGATGGGTGGCATTCTTAAGCAAACGCAGATGAGGCGGGCGGATGGGACGCCATCTAAAATAACTGCCGCTGACGCTTTTGCGGGCCTGCCGGGATTCTTGGGCGCGGCTGGCCGGAATGCCGGCGGTGTATTCGCTAATGTGGCCAGTATGGCGTCTGAAGCCTCCCTTGGCGCACCCGTTTCGACTGCGGCGACCGGGGAGCAAAAGCGGGCGGCTGCTAAACGCCGTGTGCGCGGCATCCAGCAGCGTTCCCTGTTGAGTGGCGCCAGGGGCGGGGCCGCAGATACCGGCGAGCAAACCACGCTTGGAGTTGGGTGATGCCAAAGGTTGTGACGCAGGACGGTAAAACTCGCATGTTCGCCTATACCAAATCCGGTATGGCTGCGGCGAAGGAATATGCCAAGCAGTATGGTGGCCGTGTTTCTGAAGTCAGCATGAAAACCAAAATGCTTAAAAAGAAGGAAAAATGATATGCCCATGAAAGAGGGTAAATCAGACAAATCTATTGGCTCGAACATCAAGATGCTGATGAAGGAAGGTCGCCCGATGAAGCAAGCTGTGGCGATTGCTATGCGTAAGGCTGGGAAGCCGAAGCCGAAAGATATGAAATGAAAAAACCAGTTTGGGAAAAGAAACGGCCAAAGGATTTGGGCAAGCCCAAATCGTTGACGCCTGCCGAAAAGCGTTCGGCTATGCGCGCCGCTCAAAAGGCTGGTCGCCCGTACCCCAATCTGATTGACAATATGAGGGCCGCCCGTGGCTAAATCTCCAGCGTGGCAGCGCAAGGAAGGCAAGAACCCCGAGGGTGGCTTGAACGCCAAGGGGCGGGCTTCTGCGCGCAACCAGGGCATGGACTTGAAGCCACCTGTGAAGTCAGGCGACAACCCCCGCCGTGCATCCTTCTTGGCGCGAATGGGGAACATGCCCGGCCCGGAGCGCGACGAGAAGGGGCGCCCCACGCGCCTGCTCCTTTCCCTGCGCGCGTGGGGCGCATCCTCTAAGGCAGATGCCAAGGCTAAGGCCAAAAGCATTAGCAACCGTAATACAGCGAAGGACTAGCTGATGCTTACCGTCGAACAAATTATGAAGCGCCATGAACTGGCACAACGCCGCAAGGATAATTGGCGCCAGATTTATGAGGATTGTTATGAGTTTGCCCTTCCGCAGAGAAACCTCTATGACGGTTACTATGAGGGCGGCGGTTCGCCGGGCCAGAACAAAATGGCTCGGGTTTTTGACTCAACTGCAATTAGCTCTACGCAACGCTTCGCTAATCGCATCCAATCTGGTCTGTTCCCTCCGCATGGCCGGTTCTGCCGCCTTGAGCCGGGGCCGGAAATTCCTCCTGACCGTCGCCAGGAGGCGCAGGCCGCATTAGACTTATACGCAGAAAAGATGTTTGCGGTTCTTCGCCAAACCAATTTTGATTTGGCAATGGGCGAATTTCTTATGGACTTGGCGGTCGGCACCGCCGTTATGTTGATCCAGCCCGGCGATGATGTGACACCAATCCGCTTCACTGCCGTGCCGCAATATCTAGTCGCCATTGAAGAAGGCGCGCACGGCAAGGTTGATAATGTTTACCGTCGCATGCGCTTGAAGGCAGAGGCCATTAAGCAGCACTGGATTGATGCGGAAATACCGACCCGCCTTGCTGCAATGATCGAGCAAAAGCCAACTGAGGAAATCGAGTTGATCGAGGCGACGGTCCTTGACCCAAGCCGTGGTGATTACGAATATCATGTCATTTGGCCGGAAGGCAAATCGCACCTTCTGACTCGGCGCATGAAGTCATCTCCCTGGATTGTCGCGCGTTATATGAAGGTCGCTGGCGAAGTCTATGGTCGCGGCCCCCTCGTTACCGCCATCCCAGATATCAAGACTTTGAACAAAACCCTTGAGATGCTGCTGAAAAACGCATCGCTCTCTATTGCTGGCGTTTACACTGCGGCTGATGACGGTGTGCTAAATCCGCAGACCATTCGGATCGTGCCGGGCGCAATCATCCCGGTTGCGCGCAATGGTGGCCCGCAAGGCGAAAGCCTGCGTATGCTGCCGCGATCTGGCGATTTTAACGTCAGCCAGATCGTCATCAACGATCTTCGTATGAACATCAAGAAGATCATGCTGGATGACACGCTGCCGCCCGACAATATGTCAGCCCGCTCCGCGACGGAAATTGCAGAGCGCATGAAAGAACTAGCCCAAAATCTTGGTTCTGCCTTTGGGCGCCTGATTACGGAAACCATGATCCCGCTGGTTTCGCGCGTTCTGGCCGTCATGGACGAGCGCGGCATGATCGAGCTTCCCTTGAAGGTCAACGGATTGCAGATCAAGGTTAGCCCTGTTTCCCCGATTGCCCAGGCGCAAAACATGGGCGACATCGAGAAGATTACCCAATGGGTGCAGATTGCCTCCGCTCTTGGGCCGGAAGGTCAGTTGACGGTCAACACTAGCGCCATCTCTGATTACATAGCCGACAAGCTGGGTGTGCCTGCGGAACTCCGCACCTCTATGGAGGAGCGCGCCCAGGCCGTGCAGGCGGCAGCGCAGATGGCACAAATGCAGATGCAGGCGCAGCAAGGGCAGGCGCCTCAACAACCGGGCATGGAACAAGGAATGGCATAATTGATCGACGCTGAAGGTTGGAATGGGCTGCGGCACTTTGAGCCGCAATCCATAGAAGATGCACGGCAGGAACCAAACGATATTGATCTTTTGTACTTGCGTGTATTCGGCAGTGATGACGGGCAAAAACTGCTAGAGCATTTGCGATCACTGACGATTGAGCAGCCCACATGGTATCCTGGCGAAGATGCTTCGCATGGATATGCGCGTGAGGGGCAAAACTCACTTGTCCGCGATATTGAGCGGCACATTAGGAAAGCGAGAAGGGCATGAGTGACGAGGAGCAAACTGGCGGTCTGCTTGATAGCGCCGAGGCGCAGTCCCAAGAGGTGGCGCCGGAGGAGACTTCAATCCCGCATCGAGAGGAAGATACCCAGCCGTCTGTGGCACAAACCATGGTGGCTGATGCTGATGAGGAAGTAGAGTTTGAGCGGCCCGATTGGTATCCAGAAAAATTTTGGAATGAGAACGATGGGCCTGATCTTGAGAATTTGGTCAAATCCTACAACGAACTTCAAAAGAAGTTTTCGCGTGGCGAGCATAAAGTGCCGGAGGAATACGACACCAAGATTTTTCAAGAGGCTAATATCCCAGAGGATGATGAGCTTTTTGACGTTTACAAAACGTGGGCCAAGCAAAACGGCGTAAGCCAAGCCGCATTCAATGAATTGGCAGAAAAATTTATTGGGCTGGCTGGTCGAGAGGCGGAGCAGGCCCAGATTTCCTACAAGGAGGAATACAAAAAACTTGGGCCGAATGCGGATTCAACCATCAAATCCATGACGGATTGGGCGCAAGGCTTAGTGCGAAAAGGCGTTTGGGGCCAGGATGATTTTGACGAGTTCAAGATCATGGGCGGCACAGCACAGGGACTTCGCGCCTTGCAGAAAATTCGCAGCTATTATGGAGATCAGGCAGTGCCTATTGATGTTGGCCCTGTTGAGGGTATGCCATCAAAGGAGGAGCTTAATGCCATGGTTGGCAAGCCGGAATATGTAAGCGACCCAGCATATCGAGCCAAGGTCGAAAAAATGTTTGAGAAGGTTTACGGGAGCCAAGACTACTCCCCCATGTAACAAGGCCATTCCGAATACGAAAAGAGGCCCCGGTTTGTCCGGGGCCTTTTGTTTGTGTGTTGCATAAAAATCACACTGTTGCATATTTACAACAGATTATGTTTTATATTATAGTTCCCCAAATGGATACCCAGAAATGGCCCATTTGAACCGCCTTGGCATGAGGCGCAAAACCGTGCAAGCCGCAGCCCGTTATGGATACCTGTTTGGCGCTTAACCCGTAGTAACTTTTTTATGAAGGAGAACAGAAATGGCCGTTGGCATTTCCAATGCCTTCGTTCAGTTGTTCGATGCGGAAGTCAAGCAGGCTTATCAGGCGTCCCGCGCGCTTGCCGGCGTGACCCGTGAACGAATGAATGTCGAAGGTTCTGTCGTTAAGTTCCCGAAAATCGGGAAAGGTGTTGCGACTGTCCGCGTTCCGCAGACTGACGTTACCCCGCTCAATGTGACCTACTCGCAGGTTTCCGCCACGATGTCCGATTACATCGCGGCTGAATACAGCGACATCTTCCATCAGGCGAAAGTCAACTTTGACGAACGCCGCGAACTGGTGAAGGTTGTCGGTGATGCGATTGGTCGCCGTATGGACCAGCTTGTCATCGACGCCCTCAATTCGGCTTCGTCGCCCTCGACTGTCGGCACTGACATTGGTGGCGTCGGAACGAACATGAACCTTGCCAAGCTGCTTGCTGCGAAGAAGGCTCTGGACACCAATAACGTCCCGGCTGAAGGTCGCTGCATTGTAATCCATGCGAATGGCCTGTCTTCGCTTTTGGATGAGCAGGAGCTTACTTCGAGCGATTTCGCTTCGGTGAAAGCCCTTGTTCGTGGCGAGATCGACACGTTCCTTGGCTTTAAGTTCGTGACGCTTGGCGATCGTGACGAAGGTGGTCTGCCGCTTCCGTCCACGCGCTCCAGCTTCGCGTTCCATCGTGACGCGGTTGGCCTGGGTGTTTCGATGGCCCAGAAAACCGAAATCAACTATGTGCCTGAGAAGACGAGCTTCCTCGTTTCTTCGATGTTCTCCGCTGGCGCGGTTAGCATTGACGACGAGGGTATCGTCAAGATCAGCAGCACCGAGTAAGGAGGACTGAATCATGGCTTTCGCTGCTTCTGGACTCGGCGTTGTTGCGGCTTCTAAGAAGGGTAATGCTCCTAGCATTTACACTTATCAGACCGCCGACACGATTGCTGACGTTAACACCTCTGGTTATTTCAATAGCATTTCGGACACCCTTGCGGTGGGCGATCTGATCTATTGCGTGACCTCGACTGGCGGTACTCGCGTCAGCACCCTTACCCAGGTTCTGTCGAACTCGGGTGGGGTTGTCGACGTTGCGGACGGCACCACGCTTGCCGCTACCGACACCGACTAATTAGACCTGGGGCGGGCATCGCGCCCGCCCCACTTCTAACAAGGGGCGATTATGTCCGCTGGTGATACAAAGCTAACTATTTGTTCTGACGCGCTAATTATGCTTGGCGCGTCTCCTCTTTCCAGCTTTAGCGATGGTACTGACGAGGCACAGGTTGCGGATCGTCTTTATGACGACATCCAAGACACCTTGTTGATGTCGTATCCTTATAGCTGGTCGATCAAGAAGGTTGCGCTTGGGCGCCTGATTGACGCTCCAATCAATGAGTGGAAGTACAAGTACGCGCTTCCTGGCGACATTCTTGGCAACCCCAAGGCCGTCTTTTACTCAAGCTCAGTGTCCGCACCGACTACCCGAGATTTTGAAATCTATAGCTTGGGGCTTTACACTAATCTTGAAAGCGTGTGGATTGATTATCAGTTCCGCCCGGAGCCGTCTTCTTTCCCGCCATACTTTGTCAATCTTCTCAAGCATGCTCTTGCTGCATCATTTGCAGAGCCAATTACCGATCAAATAACCAAAGGCCAATATTATCATCAAATCGCTTATGGCTATCCGGCAGAAAACATGCGCGGCGGTTTGATGCGTGTTGCCATGAATATTGATGGGCGCGATCTTCCGCCGCAGAACATTCAAGACTTCCCGCTGACGGATGTGCGTGGATGAGCCGGATTATCCAAATCCAAAACGATTTTACTTCTGGCGAAATGGACCCAAAGCTACGCGCCAGGACTGACTTGGCGCAATACAAGTCTGGCTTGTCTACCGCGAAAAATGTTTCCATTCAACCGCAGGGCGGCGCCAAGCGTCGAGATGGAACGAAGTTTCTTTATGAACTCGACGCCGGAGCCGCCAATGCGGTTCGCATGGCGCATTTTGAGTTTAGTGTGTCCGACAGCTATATGCTGGTTTTCACGCCAGGCCGCATGTACGTTTTCAAAAACCGTGTCCTTATCACAAACATTAACGCAAGCGGTAACGATTATTTAACCGTCTCCAGTTTGACGGCTGCGATTTTGCCGGAAATGAATTGGGTGCAATCGGCAGATACCGTGATTATTGTGCATGAAGATTTGCCACCCACTAAAATCGTGCGTGGCGCCACTGATGCTGATTGGACGGCCAGTGAAATTGAATTTGATTTTGTGCCAAAGTATGGGTTTGAAATTGATACGCATGTGACCACCTACAATATTACACCGTCGGCCGCGAGCGGGAATATAACCCTCACCGCATCTGGCGCGACAACTGATAATGGGTCGGCGCAAGCTGGATCAATCAGCACGATTACACTGAAAAACGCAACATCATTTACGTCTGATGACCAGCCCAATGGAATGTTTGTTACCATCACATCCGGCACTGGCAGCGGGCAATCTAGGCACATCGAGGATTATGTCGCGTCCACCAAGGTTGCCACGGTTTACCCCGATTGGGATACGGCGCCGGATGCAACGTCAAACTATAAGGTGGCGCCATTTGCCGCCTCATTTGTTGATGAATACATCAATGTTCTGAACGGGTTTGGCCGCGCTAGAATTGTTGAGTTTGTCAGCGATACCGTAGTCAAGGCTTACGTTGAGATTTCATTTTTTGACACCAGCGCAATCAGTGCTGGCGATTACGAGACCGAGCATGGTTATGATGATGCTTGGTCGGCAGCGCGTGGCTATCCACGCAGCGTGACGTTCCATGAAGGGCGTATGTATTTCGGCGGCACAAGGGCTTTGCCCTCCACCCTTTTCGGCTCAAGGGTAGGTAATTTTTTTGACTTCTCTCCCAATGAGAGTTTGGATGATGATGCGGTGCAGGCCACGCTGGACACAGGCACGTTCAATGCCATTGTCGATATCTACGCAGGCCGTCATCTGCAAGTCTTTACAACCGGCGGCGAGTTCTATGTGCCGCAGGCGCTGGATGAGCCGATCACGCCAACCAATTTGATTGTCAAAAAGCAAACCTCGTATGGTAGCAAGCCCGGCATCCGATTGCAAAACATTGACGGCGCCACGATCTTCGTCCAGCGCCAGGGCAAATCACTGCAAGAGTTTTTGTACACCGACACGCAAAATGCCTACACCGCAGCCAAGATATCATTGCTGTCCTCTCATCTTCTCAAGTCGCCTGTTGAGATGGCGGTGCGTGTTTCGACATCTACGGATGAGGGGGACAGGCTGTTGATCGTCAATGACGATGACGGATCAATTGCATGCTACACCATCTTGCGGTCGCAAAACGTCATTGCGCCGTCCGAATGGACAACGGACGGATCATTTATTGGAATTGGCGTTGACGTTGATGACATTTATACGGTTGTCAAGCGGACCATCAACGCCGCAAATGTTTATTACGTTGAGGTCTTTGACCCGGATGTTTTGCTCGATAGCGCCAAAACCGGCGGCGCCGCTGCATCAGTTACAATGGATCACCTTGAGGCCGAGACTGTAAAGATTATTAGGGATGGTGTGATCGAGCCGGATCAGACCGTTCCGGCGTCTCCCTACACCGTTACCTTCGCGGAGTCGGCAGCCACCAGCTATCAGGTCGGATTAAACTTTACGCCGTCAATCATCACGCTTCCGGTGGAGCCGCGCCTTCCAAGCGGTTCGCTGCGGGGATTCAAGAAGCGCATTTTTGAGGTAAATGCCGAATTGTTTGAGACGCAAGCTATGACGATTAATGGCAAAGAAGTGCCATTTCGTAGGTTTGGCACCAATCTTCTTGATGATGATGTTGCAGAGTACACCGGCATTAAAACGCTTCACGGCATTTTGGGTTATGGGTATGATGGCCAAATTACTATTGGTCAGACAGTGCCGCTGAAAATGACGCTGTTGGGTATCGACTACAAAGTGAGCATAGGACAATAACATGGCTCAGGCCCTACCATTCGTTGCTGTTGCTCTTGGTGCCATGGGTGCGGCATCTCAGGTGCAGGCCGGCAAAACAACTGCCGCTGGATATATGGCGCAGGCCACCCAGGCTCGGGTCCAAGCGCGTGGCGAGGCATTGAAATACAAGCAGCAAGGTGTGGCTGTTTTGGACAATATTCTGAGGACGCAGGCAACAATTAATGCCCGCGCTGGGGCAGGAAGTATTGACCCATTTTCCGGCAGTGCAGGCGCTTTGCAGCAATATGCTTTGGCCAGGGGCGCGCTTGAGTCATACGCTGCTATAGACAACAGATTGATTGCGGAAAGAACCGGAGAATTGCAGGCCCAACAATATGAATCGGCAGCCAGGGCCGCAATAGCTCAAGCGCGCGGCGCCGCCTTTATGACGCTGGCATCCTCCGCTGTTAGCGCTGGCATGTTGGGTGGTCTTGGTCGCGTGCCGCTGGCGCCAGGGATTGGTGCGCCAACGTCACTAACAACCCCATTGAATGCTCCAGCAACCGGATTGGCTGGATTGCAGCCAGTTACATTTGCTGGAACAGTACCTAATTTAACGCCGATGGCTGGTTCTGGGTTACCAGGGTTTGGCCTTGGAGGGCTTTATTAATGGCTGAACGACTTCCGCGCTATCGGCCTCTTGGCGTCGGCGTTGCCTCTGTGCCAGCCGTTGATTACACCACCGCTGCGCGAATGCAGGCAAGTAGTTATGAAAGCATGTCTGCCGCCCTTAATAAGATGTCGCAATTCGCATTTGGGGTTGCAGAGAAACAGGCGATTAAGGCAGGGCAAGAATTTGGCGCTGCTAATCCACGCGAGGCCCTAAAGTCTGCGCGAGAAGAATTTTTCCCAACAGCATATGGAAGTGCTGCGGCGAAAACTGCCAATAGCGTATTGAAGTCTCAGGTTGAGACTGAGGCGCGTAAGGCGATGTCCCTGGCCGCGCTTGAGGCCAAGCAAGGCAGGCTTACCCCGGAGCAGGCCGCTGAAAAATTCAGTGCGGTGTCTGACGGGTTTGGGGCAACGCTTGATCTGGTTGACCCAGTAGTCGCTCAGGAATTGCAGCAAGAGCTTGGTTTGCTTGCCAACACATATTACATCGACCACACTGAAAATTTTGTAAAGCAGCAAAAGGCAATTGCCAAAGCTAATGGCCTTGAGGGCGCCACCGAACATGCGCGTCAAATTGAGGACCAAGCAAGGGTGATGGGCCGCTTGCCGGCTCAGCAGTTTGATTCCGCTTTGGAGTTGGGCGCTTCAAAATTTAGGGAATATTTAACCAACCAAAATTTTTCCCCGGAAGAAATTGCCAAGCAAGTTATTAGTTTAAAAGAACGCGCCCACATGGCTCGCGTGCGGGGCAGTTTTGCTCAGCAAGAAACGCGAGAAGACAGGCGGAAATGGTATTCTAATTTTTTGCGAGACGCAGAAATTGGCGGCGAACTTGTCCGTGGCTTAGATGATAAAATCGTTAAAAGCATTTCTGCTGAAATTAAATCCAGCATTGACGCTGATGATGTTGCACAAAAAGAAGCCTTTGGCGCATTGAAAGCATATGCGCAAAAAAATATTTTTGAAATTGTTAATAAGGGTCGTTTGCCGGAGCCAGGATTGATTGCTGAAGCAAGAGAGAGCGCTTTAAAAATTAGCGAAACTGGAGTTGACACCTCTCAATTGGTTGCTCGGTTGGATTCGGCGCAGCGCGCTTCCGCGTTTTTCAAAAGTCTTAACGGAAAATCTTTGTCTGAATTGCGCCTTATGCGCGATGGATTAGTGGCATCCTTTGCTGATGGTGCAAATCAAGATGAGTTGCTGGGGCTAACGGGCCTAAATGCCAGAATTAATGACTTAACAAAAGCAAATGAAACGCTTGCTCAATCAATTAAGCCAATTGTTGGTGGCATTAAAAAAGCCTTAAAAGACGCAATGGATTCGGTAAAGAAATGGCGGAAAGTTTCAGATAGTTCGCTGAAAAGTATTAAAACAGCGATATCTACATTAGAGGGCCTGCCAGAAGCGGAAGAACTAGCTTTGAGCTTGCAGCAAGTGGAGGGTAGGCTTGCCGTGCTTAATAAAGTAGTCGGCATGAATCCACGCAACCTAGAGGCGGCGATCAATGCTTATCGTGTGCAGGCGGAACGCGATGGCGTTGATCCGTTTGAGAATGAAACACTGGTGTGGCTTGAGAAAAGATTAAAAGATCAAAGGAATGGGCTAAAAACAGACCCTGTTGCATGGGCTATAGAGGTTGGAGAAATTTTACCCGATAGTATTTTTGCTTTAACTGCGCCCGGTCTTCCCCCCAACGAAAGAAAATTGGGATACGAAAAAAGAGTTGCCGGGGCTGTTAAATTTGCCGCACAAAATAACATTCAGCCGGTGATGATTACTGACGTTGAGGCGCAGAATTACGCAAATGCTATGAAGGAATTGTCGGCGAAAGGCAAACTGTCAATGATGGCCGACTTGCAGGACGGATTCGGCGTTTACGCTCAAGGCGTGTTTGACGCGATTAGCCCGCATGCGCGCGAAATAATGCACATCGCTTCTTCTCTTAACAATGGAATGCCCTCGGGTGTCGCCATGGAGGCGCTAATCGGATTGGACAAAATAAAAAATAAAGTGGCGCCGGAGTTCCCGTATCAAAAAGAAACCATTCAAGAGGTCCTGAGGACAGAAATGCCGAAATTGCCTGGAAGCGCACAATTCCAAAGGGGGCTGATAGAGACCGCTAATGCGCTTTTTGCGACCAGGGCCGAATCCATTATTGGCGACGTTGATAGCATTAAGAGTGCATACACAGATTCATTGCAGGATGCCGCAGGAAGGGTTGGTAAGGCTGGGGGGTTTTACGGCGGCATTGTTGAGGTC